TATAAAAAGCGAACAGCTAGCAAGTCTGTTCGCTTTTTTATTAGAATCCATCGACTTTCACAAATACCTTTACATCGTTTTACTATATCTTACAACACCTTTTGAAATAGCTATAATTTGAGCTTTTAAATAAATGTTTTTACATCATTTTACAGAGGTTTACGGTATTTTTGCCCCTTTTTTGCCCCTTGTAAAACAAAAAACACTAGTGGGGGCTAGTGTTTGAAAGTAGGTAGATAGATTTAAGAATATCTAACTATATTATACCACATTTTGTTTTGGAGCAAACAAAAAACCGCAGGCAATAACCTGCGGTTAGTGTAATCTAATTTGAAAGTCCTTTCTGTTTTTTTATTTTTCTTCTTTTGGTTTATCAGCTACTGTGATAAGCCCATTTGGTTCTGTTTTGAATGCTGGATCTGTGTGTAATTCACCGTTCGCCTTCAAGTAATACCAGCCGTCACCTGATTTGACGAATTGTTTAGATAACATATATCCGTCTTTTTCTTCCATGAAATACCAAATTTCACGATATTTAACCCAGCCAGTAGCCATGCGGCCATCTGATTTGAAGAAATACCAGCGATGGTTGAGGAACATCCAGCCTGTGACCATTGCGCCACGTTTATCAAGGTAGAACCAATCTTTACCATCATTAAACCAACGGTTAATTAAGCAATAGCCATGGTCATCAAAGTAGAACCATTCGTTGTTGATTTGTTTCCATGTTTTCGTAGGATAAGAGCCGTCTGACTCCTCCCACCACCAACCAGTGGCATTTTGACGCCATCCAGCTTCAATAGAGATACCACCTTCAATATCATTTTTAAATTGTTCACGACTGATACCCCATTTGGCAAGGTAAGGGTATGGATCCACATGGTCAGAGTAGTTTCGAGGTTGGTTGTATGTACAATACTGATGTGTCTTGATGCCTGCAAGGCTATCAGAGTCAAGAGTTTTAGGGATGCCTGCTTCATCAGCAAGGTTGCGCAGTAGTTCAACATAGAGCTTGTAATCTCGCATGAACTCTTCTTTGGTTTCGTGACTTTCAATCAGCTCAACTTGTCCATATCCTTCAACGTTCCAGCCACCACCTACATCATAGGCTCCCATGTCTGTGTACCAGGTTTGCATCACACGGCCATTCCCGACTACGTGCGAGAAGAATCCTGAATCGACAGGTCGTCGCATGTGGTAGTCTGCTTCATTTTGGGCAGTCGAGTTCGGATTACCTGTTGAATGCGCGTGAATTTGTCTGTATGGTTGTTCCCCAACTTGTGGAAGGTCAGTTCTTAGTCTACTTGTATCAATATCCATTTCTTAGTCCTCACTTGGCTCATGATAGTCAAGAGCACGGTTGCTATCAGAAATCCCTGCTGTTGTTGGGTCGTTGACAACGCCAATAAGTACAAGGATGTAAACAAACGTGTTCACACCGTCTTGAATATTCTTCGGAATCTCAAGGCCAAATTGTTGAGCCATCAAAAACACTGCTCCTAGAAGAGCTACTAGTGTAACTTTATTTTGCAAACGCAATTTCCAATTAATCATGTTATTCTCCTTTTTTATTGTTTGTTCTGAATTAGGTTTTTTAGTTCCCTCACGTCATCGCCAAGAGACTTAACTTGCTCAGCTAGAACAAGTATAGCCTTGTTTTGCTCGTCGTGATTATCAAGTCGCTTATTTGCTGACACTTTAAATTCTTGCAGATTTTCAATGTCTTTTTCCATAGCTGTAATACGATTTTCTTGCTTTGTATTGCGGTCTTTCATTGAGAAATACAGAGTTACAACAGGGACGAGAGAGAAAACAAACTGTACAATTAAACGCTCGTATTCTGGCATATACACCTCCTTTACTCAATCCTTGGCATGACCACGGTCAGAACACCTTGCTGTAACATATCAGATAGTGACTGGTCTTTGTAAGTATAACCCTCTGTCGCTTGCATCTGAAATTTAAAGATGGTCTGTGTCCCTCGTGGCCATTTTGGATTGCTGTCATGCGGATAAGCACCTGAGATGATATCTCCATTTGAGTATCGATGGTCTTTTACAAGTGGCTTAACAAATGTAGCAACTTTGCTATAAGCGGTCGTAACCATACCCCCATTTTGACTAATAGCAAGAGCTATTAGAACTTCAGTAATTTCTGAAATGGCATTGAGATATTGCTTGTTCTCAGTTGCCGCTTGTTCTGCTTTACCTGCCATTTCGTTGTTTTTTTGCAACTGTTCATCAACCTTATTGAACCTCTCGTTTTCAGCACGATTTGGAAAATTCTCTTGATAAAGAACTTCCAAAGCCATCTCGAAGAGTTCTATATTAGACAAGTTGATTTTGTCAGGTGGTAAAAATACAGGAATGTTAGCACCATCAGAATTAACTAGCATAACCTTTGTCGCTGATGCTGTTCCGCTCGCATCAAATTCTTGTGATTTTGAACCATATTCTAGTTTCATATTTCCTCCTTTTAATTTAATTATCTACAGAATGATAGGGATTTTTTACGTTTTTAAGGGTAAGGGTCATTTGTAATATAAGTGACTGTACCTGTCCAGTATTTATCGCCCTGTGATTTGCTAGTGAGTCTGATTTTCCCATCTGTTGCAAGGTGCAAGATAGCCGTGCCTGTGACATTTGAGTCAGACAATCCTTGTAAGACAAAGTTAACCTCTTGAGTTGGTCTGAATCCAGCTGGGATTGTTTCTTTGACTTCTCGATAGTCTGAAACTGTGTTGATATTTGTAATTTTTCTTTCTATTGAAATTGTAACCACGTTACCATTTCTTGTTACATTACCGTTGATAAACCAGCCTAGCTCAATCTTTCTTGTAGCAATTTTTTGCAAGTCATCTTTAGTAGCAATCTCTTTCCATTGCGTTGGAGCCCATTTATTGCCGCTGTTGTAAGTCCTAAAGAAAAATCTATTTGATGATATCCCTGTAAAAAATTGGACGCCTTTCCAACCATCAAGCCAAAAATTTTGATACAGACCCCAATCACCGTTTTTTCCTGTTGGGTTGTCATCGTATTTGCCTGATCTCCAACCAAATTCTGTAGCTTGCTTGTTCCAAACATCATCCCACTGAGCACTACCTTTGCTAAGGCGTCCATTATTAGAAGTTAGCTGATACTGCTGAATAGGTTGATTGTTTGAGTATATATCACCTAGTACATCCAAAGAGCCCGGTTTACCAAACTCAGCAACTTTACCAACACCTACCCGCCCATATTTGTCATAGCTCATTACCACGCTTTCAGTTGCAACAGTAGCTGAAAATTCAACACTCGTAAACTTATCTTCTAGTCGTCCAATAACCACAAAAGATTTAGTAGCCGGATAATTTCCTGCTAAGTTTGCAGCTGAATTAGTCAATGTATGAACACTTGTAAAGATACCTGATGCGCTACCATTATCAACAGAAAAATTATTTGTATTTAATGGAGCAACCCGGAAAGTCAGAGTCATATTATTTCTCTGCTTACCAAAGAGCATCAGAGGCGCTATTTTGGCATTTCTGATGATTTGAATGACATTGGGCGACTCTCTTGTTCTAACAGCTGAAAAGCTGAGAGAGGGAGCAAAATACTCAATGACATTGATAGCAATATCTTTAGCATCTGATCGCCTACCTCGACTATCAACCACACTAGCTCGAATCATTGCTGATCCATTAAAATTCATCATTCCAAGCCTGCCACCATTTTCTGTAACAACATGGTTCTTATTAACAATTTCAGCCCTATAACCTGTAATGGTTGAACCATAGACACCACTAGCGCCATTAAAGTCTACCTGGATATCTGAAACGATTTGAAGAAAGTTATTGCCGTTCAGTAATCCCCTAGCAACACCATTAGCATCTGTCAAAGTAACACTAGAAAATGTAGGCTTCATGCTACCTGGCACGCTAGCTGTTAATATAGCTGATTGAGTACCTGTTTTGGTGCTACCTGCGTATGTATCAACGTAAATTGTTCCAGTACCACTTGTGCTATTTGGAATCTCATTTGCAAAATCAAGAGGGATTGTCCATGTTGTAGATGTATCAACGTTAGAGGCAATAGTACCAGACTTGCTACCCCAAGCATACCGTACTGTATGCTTGAAATCTGAGCTATGACGACTAATATTGATTGTGATTGGACTACCAATAGTCCCAGCACTTACACTTACAGAACTAGCCCGTGGAATGGTAGTTAGACTAATATTAGCCGTAACTGTAATTGCTCCATGATAGCCATTATTTGGGTTAAATGTGCAGGACAGAGGTAGAGTTTTACTTCCATCTGCATTATGGGTTATGGTACTTGAACCCCTAGCAAGAGTAACCTCTCCATCCCAGACCTCCCAATTTGGATTGCTGCTGTGGACATTACGCCCATCAAGAGATAGCGAAAGAGTACTACTACCACTTTTGTTATATGTGTGATAATAACTTGAGCGACTAACTGTCATTTCCCAGTTTACCGATGTGGTGTTTGCAGCGATATTTTGCGCACCCTGATCAATGTAAACATTTAAAAATAAGCTACCACTTGAATTGCTGTATTTAGCCATTTTATCTCCTTTTATCCGACATATCGTATAACATTCACATCTTTGTCAAGATAATATTGCTCTGTTCTAAAACGCCCAATTTGAACTGATGCGGTAAAAATACCATTATCAATGTTTATTACACCTTGCGAAATATACATAACTTCCTTACCTGCGGAAAACATGGATATTCTATCACTTGATACTTTGATAGTAGAGCTTGCATCATTTTTACCAATAATCAAGCCCTCGTTTGTGCTTTTCATGTAAGTATCAATGAATGTTTTAAGCTCTGATAAGCCTCCAAATTGAGTTGTCAACAACTCAATTCTTCTACCTGCTTCAATCAAATCTTTTTCAGATTGGGCTGCGTCTTTAGCATTCTTGTCAACAAAGGCATTATATGCTTTTTCTAATTCACTAAAGGCCTCCATCGATGCTTTCGCTTTCATTTCAGCCTCTAAAATCTGTGACTTCTCATTGAGAGCATTCAACTGTTGCTGAGTCAATCCCTGGTCAGCTTTTGAATTGATACCATCCATTACATCTTCAACCGATTGAACATAATCTGGAAAATGAGAGCCAATCGATAGCATCGCATTCTCAATAGAAACTCTAGTCCCAGCAGGGAAACCATAATTTGTGCCAAAGCGAATAAACACATTGTCTGTCTTGTAATTTTCAGAGGCACTAGATAAATCAATTATGAACTCAAAGTGCTGTCTAGCAGTTGTACCACCTTTAAATTTCAAGCTCTTATATGAGTACCAAGGCGATGCTGAAAAGTGAACGTCAGCAGTTTTATCTGAATCAAGAGGAGACAAGAAAGCAATATCAAAGGAAATTCTTACAAAATCTTTCTTAAAGCGCTCTGCATTCTTCCAAAATTCATCCACAATATAAGTACGATAGTCAAACGTTTTTTGACTATCTGTTGCAAATACCCTCGATGCTGAATCTTTAAAATAATTTCTTGTCCCGCCTTTTATCTTCGCCCATCTATCATTCCACTTATACCTTGTCTTATCTAAGCTATTGGCCTGTTCATAGTCTGAATAATAACCTTGATAGCGCTGATTTCTATCCTCAAAAGAAAGGTCTGATCCATCCGAATTATCAGAAAATGCAAAGTGGATGACGGTTGATTTCCCATCTTCTCCTTTCTGACCAGCTTCACCATCTGAAACATTCACAAATGATAATTCATCACTTGCAACCTTATCATTATCAATGTAAGCTGAGACAAGTAAAGTAGAGGTTTTTTGAATATTTGAACCTCTTACAAGGTAGTTCATACCAGTTGTTAGGTTTCCATCAAGTGACCAACGCCAAGTTACGCCAGCGGTAATAGGTTTGCCACCCTTATAAAGTGTTGGGGTAACTACACTTTCTCCAGTCCCATTCTTAAAGATGACTCCTTGATCAGTTGCTAACTTGATAATGTATGGTTTTGATGCCTCAAAAAGTCGCTCAAAAGCTGCTTGAATACCATCTGATAACTTGTTTTCAAGTGCCTTGAAATTAGAGAAGGTAGTTTTGTTGCTTGATGGATTCGTAAAGCTAATTTTCTGCTCAGAGACCCGTGCTTGAATCATAAGAGCCGGACTAAAACCATTGTCATAAATCTTGATTGTGTCACCAATCTCCACATCGATAAATCCATCTACTTCATATGTCACCGCAGGATAACAATATTTTTTTAGCTCATTGTAAGCCAATCGGCGCAATTCTTTTGGATTGTCGGTCTCGTAGGAGAAATCTTTTCGTATCCATTGATCATCGAATGTGCTTGGACTAAAAACAGATGGATACATTTGCATTGAGATAGGGGCATATAGAGATTCATTCCGTTGATAAAATTCAAGGATTCCATCCCTCATTACAGACCAAGGCTCTAACTCTCGAAGTGTTACCACCTCTTCTACTTCTTCGCCCTTTTCATTTTTAACACGCCTTTTACCTGTGGGTCTAATCGCATTAAAAACACCTGTCTTGTCAACTTTTCTGGTGATAGAAGTTAGATTTTTGCCATAAGTTAGTTGTATGTCATTTCTGACACGACCAACTCCTTGGTGGTTATCATCATTCTCTCGATACACATTAACTCTGAATGATTTGATAGAACTATCAGCGTTCAAGTGTGTCTCAAACTCAATTTCTGCATCGAATTTATGAGCTAGACTAAGCAAACGAGCAAGATTAGTATCTTGTCCCTCCCATTCTAGAGTTCGTCGCCTATCTAAAATCTCGTTGATTCCAATGGAAAGATTACTGAAACCAAGCAGCCCCATTTCTTGGCAATACTCAATAAATGACATTGCTCTTTCTGCCTTATACGGATTGGCTACTTCATTGATCAACTCAAGATTGAGGTTTTCGCAATAACATTTGATTGTTTGCTCATTTTCCTCAACAGTCATCACATTGAATAGGTAGGTGCGCCCATGGTATCGAAATGAAACCCAAGCACGCTCGTTCAAATATTGATAAGCCTTAGATAAAGCAGTATCCGACTTGATTGCTTTTTTAAATACAGTGAATTCAAAAGTTGAGGATCCTGTCGACAAATCCCTTACCCAAGTATCGTCGTAATAATTAAGCGTGTTTTGCTTATCATTATCAACAAAAGCAACTTTTTGCAAATTTGCATCATGAATTGTTAATAGCATTATAGCCACCTTTCTTCAAATTCAATCGATACCGTCGGATTTTTCTTGATAAAGCTAGAGAAATACATCTCTAATTTTGAATTACCTGGAGGGATGGAGAGCCATTGAGAACCATCTACAACCTCGCTTGCTTTTGCAATATCATCAATATAGACTGTGTCGTCTTCGTTGTTGATGACAACATTTGAACCAGTCGTAAAACGGTTAGGAATATCTCTTGTCTGTGTAACAAAATCTTTGCGGTAATAAAGACCATCAAGGTACATGTGAGAAACCATTGGATGATCTCGATATGCCCCTATTGTCACGTGAATTCTAGTGGATTTTTTCCCTTTAATTTCTGGAACAATGAAAGTTGAGTAAGAACCACCATAAAAAACTTGGATTCTGTCATCATTACGTTTCAAGTCAGACCATCCTTTGGCCACGCTAAAAGGGTTTCGGTCAGCAGTTGTTGTACCATCAAATCTCCAACGTCCCAAGATACGATAACCACCGTTCCCATCGCTTACAAAAAAATTGTATTCACAATCAGAACTAAGATTTCGTTTAAAAGTTTCCACTCCATATAAAAACTTACCTGCTGTATCAGATACAGTAATTTTGATGAATCCATATTGGTTGTTTGCCTCTGCCCAAAAAACTTGTCTCCACCACAAATAGTCATCCAATGATCCTGTTGTTTTAGCGCTATTAGCTGGAATATCCCACGACAAGCTAGTTGCATAGTTGTGTAATTTGTTTTCTCCTCGCAAATCTTTCAATCGAATATGTGAGCGATCCCAGAGATTCACCATCTCAGCTGTTCCGACTACATATTCTGTATTATCGTTTGTAACAGCTTGATTTTTTAATGCTTGAATAAAACCATTTGAGATTTCATTATCTCGATAGTTAAGCAGCATTTCTGATTTTTGGGATGGATCAGTAAAAGCATCTTCGCTATTTCCAATCTCAAAAGAACCTGTGTTATTCACTAGACCGATATACCCATTCTCAGCATTGTGTTTGACTTTAACGATTGGAAATGCACGCTCTGTGCCATTATTTATAAGGTCAAACACCATTTTTCCTGATTCGCCAGTTGCGTTTTTGTCGCTATCAAATCGCTTATAAGCTGAGCTGTGAGCCACCCCATCAGGAATGACAAGCTTAAACTCCGAGCGTTGAAACCATCTTGTCAAGTTTTCTGGAGTGATTTCATCAACCGGCAACCCCATATAATACTTGTTCGGTTCATCGCCATAAACAACTTTTACAGGCTCTAGCACGTTCAAAACGCCAGCCAATTCATGTTTAAGGTGCTCAAGAGCCACCCCATCACGCGCAATCATGTCAAACTTGATAGTGTGCTCCTTTTTACCACGCTTCACTTGTTGGATGTTTACACCCAAAGAGGGGGCGTTATCGAATGTAACACTCCTCTCATTTCCGATGGGACGGATAATATCCTTAATCTTGATATATTGCGACAAATCAACACCATTAAAAATCATTGTTTTTGTCATTCAAGAATACCTCTCATTCTGTTCTCTCGTCTTAGTTTCTCCGACTGGTATTTGGCGAATCTATCGCCTGTTTTAGCGACTAAAGTACCATCGTTTAAGTACATTTCATTTGGTCGTCTAACAGCTGTCTCGGCTACATCTAAGGCTTTCTCTAGCAATTCGCTAGATTTGTCCATAGTTACCTTGATTTTCTCAGCTATTGTCTGCTTACTACTTTGCTTAACAGTCACTTGAGCACCTAGTTTCTTGTTTAATCCAAGTGCAATTTCTGGTCTAGCATCAATCATCATGCTTTCTTTTAATCGCAACATTGATCTTTTAACAGTGCCAGCATCCGCCTCGATACCAACAGCGATACCTTGAGGGATAAATCGTCCGACTTCATCACGCATCGCTTTAGACGGCGACTGGATTCTCAGAGCATCTTTGATAGTCTCTTTCACACTTGTTGCTATTGACCTAGCTGTTTCCATAACGGCTCCAGCACCATTATTCAATCCAGTATTTAAACCAGCCATGGCCATTTCACCTGCATATGTGAAATCTGATGGTAGGTTATTAAACGGCTCTTTGATTTGAGTTGATAATGTTGTCGCTGAATTTGTCGGTTGCGACGCACCATTATCAATACCCTCAGCTAATCCAGTAGTGATAAAACCACCATACTCATTAAATACACGAGATGGGGAATTGATATCCATTTCACTTGTAAAGGATTCTTTTATATCATTAGCCATGTTTTTGGAAGATTCTCCAGCGGTAGAAGCTCCTTGTTCTATCCCTTGACTGACCCCGTTGGGGATTTCTTGCCCCAAACTAGAAAAGTCAGCAGCTGCAATTTCTTCTTGCAAACTCGATACTTGACTTTGTACAATGCCCTTGATCTTGTCTGTGATACCCAAAGCACCCGTATCCATACCAGCAGTTAAGCCATTCATAGCTGACTCACCACCTTGAGTAAAGACTTCGTTCAATGTTGCCAATTTTTCATCTGAGGCATTAACAAGTTCTTGAACATACAATCCACCTTGAGGCCCCATCGCTTGTAATTTAGCCAAAATTCCTTCATTTACTCCACGTTCGGCTAGTGTATTGAGGTTTGTTGCCCAATTATTGACCGCTTCTTGGTTTTTTTGGAGGTTGGCAATCATTTCATCGACACTAATAGCTGACTTGTACTTGATTTGTTCAAACATGTTTGTTGTGGTTTCAAGCAACTCATTGTATTTAGTACGCATGTCATCAATAGCCTTTTGTTGAGCCTTGGACATATTTTCGTATGCTACAACTTGTCTATTTGAACCATTTTCGGCAGCAGCAGCCATCGCTTCAGATGCTGATTGTTGAACTTGAGAGGTTTTTTCGTACTCAGTTTGCAATTCTGTCTGGGTATTCTTAAGCTCAGTTTCCTTGTCATTGAGTTCTTGCAGTTTTTCTTTGCGGACACTATCGCTAACATTGGACTCTTCATTCCACTTATTACGTTGTTCTGCAATCTGCTTCAGTTGCTCGCCAATTTCAGCACGTTTTTGTTCGATATCAAGCAGGTTTTTTTGCGATGCCTCCCATGTCGATTCTGCCTCCATCGCTGAGATACGAGCTTTGATTTCATCGCTATTGTGTGACAAAGAATCTGAGTTCTTATCATAAGCCAGATTTAAACCGCTAACAGATGCGTTTAAAGCATCAATCTTCTTCTTAAGATTTTTCTTGTCTGCTGCAGTTTTATTGGTTTTTTGAGAGAGTTGAACAATTTCATCAGCCAATTTTTGGTAAGATTCTGTATTTCCTTTTACAGATTCAAGATTTTTCTGACGCTCTTTTGCGCTTTGTTTAACAGAATCTGTTAATTGATCCGTACTCTTGACTAACTCCTCTTGTTCAGATTTGAGGCGTTTGGTTTCCTCGCTCTCAGCAGTCAACCATTGCCACAGACCTACCAATGCACCAACGGCAAGACCTACACCAGCAACAATCCAACCAACAGGGCCGGTTAAAGCTGTCAGCGCTGCTTTAAATGCTGTTGTTGCGGCAGTCGCAGCAATAGTAGCAGCAGTTTGCAAACTAATAGCACCAGTCAACACACCATAAAGAACAGTAGATGCTGTCAAAGCCCCGTTATTGGCCAAGTTAGCGACCATTTGAGCTTTTGTAACTGTTCCACAGGTTGCTTGTGCAGCAGTCATTAAATTAATAATCTGTATTGCTCCTGTGGCCGTCGTTTTGAATGTTTGCCAGGCATTAATTAAGTTTTTTGTTGCTGTTATAGCTTCATTAGCGGCACGCATAGTTACCAAAGCAGCAACTAAACCGATAATAGCCGGTGTCAAAAATGAGATTACAGAAACTCCAGTACCCAAAATACTAAACAAAGTTTGAAAAACAGGTGTGCTAGCTTTAATTACATTGACAATCACACCAAAAGCAGCATTGATGATTACTTTCAATGCATCGAAGTTCTCAGCAATCGTCTTACCTGTCGCTGCCTTTGTCAAATCATCAAGAGCCTTGATTGTATTTGCGACACCTTTTACAATTGCATTTTTTAAGTTGCCGAAAGAGGTCTGAATTCCTTTACTATTAGATTTTGCAAGCTCGGCGAAACCACCAACACCACCATTTAACTCAATCAATTTTGAGGCGAACTGATCAAACGTAAGTTCTCCCTGTTTTAATGCAGAATAGAAATCATTCTGAGCAGATTGACCAGCGAAACCGAATGATTCAGCAGTCTTTTGCAAAGCATAGGGCATGGTTTCTTGCAATGTTTTCCAGGATTGCATATCAACCTTACCAGCTGATAGCATCTGACTAAACTGTTGCAAACCACGGCTTGCATCAGCACTAGAAGATCCTGAGGCAAGAAAGGCATTATTAAGAGCAAGAGTTAGATCTGTTGATTTGTTGATATCTCCAGTAATAGATGTCAAACGTTGAGCTGTGCCTACCACTTCATTTAAAGTCGTAGGCAAGCCCTCAATACCTGCTGCAAGTTTCTTAGTTGAGCGCGTGACATCTTCTGTACTATGTCCCATCGCTTGCATTACTCTTGGATAACTCTCAAGAGTGTCAAAACGCTGAATAGCTCCTCCTAAAGAATCTGTCAGAAGATCTACCGCTTTAGATGCCAGTTTAAAGGCAGCACCACCAAGAGCAAACTTCTTTAGAGAATCACTTCCTCTATCGCCCTTTTGTGCTGTCTTGTCTAACTCATCGTTTAGAACCTTGACCTTATTTCCATCAACATCAACAACGATGGTCACTTTTCCATCAGCCATTATCTTCTCCCTCCTTTCCTAAACTATATTTAGCTTGTAATTTGCGCATTTTGTTCTTATCCCCACCATATTCTGGTTTCCATGCTCGGATTTCTATAATCTGTTGCATGATTGTGTTATCTGGTAAGGCGTTCAAAAGCGCCTTGAATTCTGTCCATGTCAACTTATTTTGAACTTTCAAAAGATTGATGCCATAAGCTTGTAAAAAGCTAGCGTAAATGTATTCTGCATCTTGTTCAAAATCAATCAATTTTTCTTGTTCTTCTTCGTTTTTTGCTGTTGGCATGGGATTACCTAGCAAATCATACTGAACAGTTTCTTTTTCGATTTCTAAAAAATGTTCTTTTATGTAAATCCAACAGTCTACAACCTCTTTGATGTCGTATAATTCTTGGCCAGTTAGCAAATGGACAATCAACTGTGCTTTTTCAAGTTTCGTCAATTCTTCCTCTTTCAAGATTTCAAAGACATCAAGGACTTTATTAAAGGACAAGTCTATGTCATACTCCTTATCATCAATAGAGAAACTTGTGATTAAAGCATCATTTAATTTCATAGACATAATTTTTACCTAGCTATTTCTTTTTATTCTTTTTGTGTTTCTTGTTGTTATTGATTTGAGTGACTTTTCCCTTGTTTAAATAGTGACTAGCACGCTCTTTCACTACCGCTTTGTGTTGCTCAGCAAGTTCTTTTAGCTTGTCATGCAACATGATTGAGACTTGTTCTAGGGCGTTATTTAAGGCGTTATAGTCTGGATATACAGAATATAGCTTGTCAAAAGCGCCATCCCCAAAAACAAGATCGTATTGAATTTCAAGCTTTTTCTTCTCTAATTCAATAGAGCCAGCTACTACTTCCTTAGTAACTCCATCGCGCTCAATTTTGTTATCAATATTTGCAGTTACCACAGCCAATTCATATTGGACAAGGCGACGTTGGAGTTCTTCTTCCATGTCATAAAATCGCATCAAGCTCTCTTGACTTGTATCAAACCATAGCTCTACTTCGCCGATTTTTACTGGAAATCCTGTACGTTTTAGTTCAATCTGAATATCTGTCATATCTCTACTCCTTTTTCTTGTTAAAAAAGGGCAAGGCTCAATGCCCGCCCTTATCAAAAGCTATTAGCCAATGCCAGTTTCTTTTGGCGTTGAGTTAAACGAAAGTTTGCATCCAAATGCTTCAAAGTCAGAGGCAGCGCCAGAACCTGCTTTGATTTCTGTTGCTGTTGCAGCTCCCACCCATTGTTTTTTCTTATCAGAAGAAACAACCTTGTGCCATAGCTTACGGTCATCCCCTGTCTTGTACTTCATGCTAGCAATAAGAGCCTGTGCCTTATCTTCTGGATCATAAGTCCCCTCAAAGGTATAAGCACCTTTTACGCTGACTACCGTTGTTTCTTCAACTCCATCACCGTCATAGTATGCTTGATCATCTGTTTTCTCATCTGTATCATCTGATACATCTGAGATCCATTTAGCAAGTTCAACCCACTTATCTTCAGTCGGTTCTGTTCCGTTGTTGTACGGAGCTACAAAGTGGCCACGTAGGGCGTTTTTTTGTCTCATTGTTTTTTCCTCTCAATTACGATTTTCGCCACAATTTCAATTGTGTAATAATAATAGCCTTGGTCATCCTTACCTTTCATAGCAGGACGACTGACATCCATTCCCATATATTCATAAGAATTATTGTCACTTGGCAAAACTAAGTCTATCTTTGAAAGTTCTGAGGTGACTAACCAGATAGTGTCATTGGCTACCGAGTTCTTTTTTGCCTTTACAGCAATTTCAAACGGCAAAGAAACTTCTTGTGTGCCATCCATATACTCTCTGTCCACTTTCCCGCCTGGTATCTGATTGATAACCAGGTCATCTTTGTCATCCTCAAAATAATCAAAGCGTGGTTCAATTGGTAAATTTAAAGTCTTGATATGCTTTAAAAGTACATTTTGAAAGTCATTCTCTCGCATCAAAGCCCCATTCCTTTCACAAAAGCTCTAGCCCATTCTTCAGCATGTTTACTAGTAGCAACTTGATCCCATCGTTTTCCTGTACCCGGAGTAGTATATCTCCTAAAGGTGACAATACCGTTTGTGCCGTAAAATTGCGCCCTAGCGTAAACTGTGCCATAAACAACAGCATCGCCCTGTCCAACGATTCGGCCAGAAGCTCTTAAATCTCCTCCTCGCAAGGGGATATATTGCTCATTGTCTAGCAAGATTTGGCTAGCGACTGCAACCTTTCCTCTTGTCATAGATTCGCTTGAAAGTTTATGCTTAGCTTTCTGCAAGTCGACTTTAATGGCAATACTCATTAGATCACCTCAATTTCTTGACTGAATATCTCACCATCATAATAGTTAGTTTGAAATCCATTAATTGTGTAATCTCCTATCCCATCGTTTACTTTTGCACCCATCCAACTATTGTCAACTGTCACAAAAGATAGTGAGGGATAGAGGTAAATGACCCCTTGTTTTTGCCTTGATTTTGAATTTCCTGTACCAGATTTTGAGTTACGATTACCAGACGCCCCTACTGATCTATCAAAACGTACATTTTTAATAGTCAACGGCTCCGAATACACTTCATCTCCATAATCGTTTTTGTCAGTCACTTTCTTGATGGTCAGGACATCCTTTAACAAACGCTTGTCAATCCCTTTTAATAGTCGCTTATCGATCATAGACAACTCCAACAACTAGGCTAAAGCCAGCTTGTTTCAAAGCATTTTCAGCATCCATAGACAAATTAAATTGCTGACTTGCTGATGTGCTTTGTGGGGTACTATAAGAGATTGATGTACGGCCAATAGAAACACTATTAGCTAGTTGTTTATCATCCGCTGACATAATGCCAGATGCATCGAGATAGGCGATTTGGAAAGCCATAGCAAGCTTAACTGCATCTTTTCGATACTTAATCTCTTTTTCAAAGTCAATGCCTTTCTGATAAAAACCGTTAGTGTATAGGTCAATCGCTATCTTTGCCCGTTTTGCCAATTTTTCAAATTCGGTAACTTCATCAAAACCTAGCTCATTGAACTCCTCTTGTGTTAAATAAGTCATGCGTAACCTCCCTTAAAAATAAAGGGTGTTGCCACCCCTTATTTAATCTTCAACAGTTGCCTGAGATGTATCATCTACTGATGGTGCATCTTCTTCTGGTTCAAGCGTTCCATTTTTGTCAACAAGTTCTAAAACATTTTTCACATCTGGAAAAGCATTTTTTAGTTTCTTGTTGACTTCTTTGGCGTAATCTTCATCAAGTTCAATAATGTCATCGACAATTACATCCTTGTTTAGTTTCCCAAAGAAAAGATTTTTGGTTGCTTTGTAAAGTGCCATGTTCTACCTCCTATACAATAGTTCCTGTGACTTTGTAAATCGCTTTCTTGTTGTCATCAAGAGTGTAAGTACCACCCTTGGCAGCAGCTTGCAATTTCACACCGTCAAAATTTTCAGCTTCAATAACACGAGCTGTTGAGATACCAACAAACGGAATGACAATGCCGTTTGGTGAGAAGATAGCAATAACTCCTGTCTCAAAGTATTGTGCTGGCGTTTCTTCCAAGGTAAAGCCCTTGTATTTTGGTAGCCCGTTTTCATCAAGGGAGATAGTCGCCCCTTTAGCGCTTGTAACTGAGGCCATATCAACAATGGCGTTGTAAAGTTCTGAACGCAAGTAAACAGTAACTGGCGCTGTAACTTCGTTGTTTGTGTAATAAGCTGACAACTTATTAAACAAAGCTTTTACTTTGTCATCTGTGAAATCAGCAAGAGCTTCAGATTTAGCAGCGCTTTCTGACAAGTATTTGCCAATCCGCTTGTTCATTGTTCGAGTTTGCGCCTCTGATTGCAATTTCAAGCGATCAGCGATTGCAGCGTTAAGATCATTGTTAACTGTGTAACGGTCAAGCCCCTCATGAATTGTAAGGGTATAGTCATAGTTGACATCTGTATTGTCATACTTAACTTCTGTCAAATCGCCAAAGCGTGACTTAGCGCCTGTATTATCGCCAAAGTCACCATCGTTTGCGCCTGTCTTGTACTCTCCAATTACGACTGGTGTGTTGTTTGTTTTAACTGAGAAAGCCTTAGAGTTTTCTTGTACCCCATCCAAAATCTGAATAGGTGCTAGAGCGTTTGAGAATGCTGCCCGCACTCCAAAAACTGTCTCAAGAATGCCCGCATATTGTTTCTCATAGCGGCGCACTGCGTTGTTTTGATTACTTGGCATTTGTAATCTCCTTTCTATTATTTGCCATACCCGTCAATAACCGCTTGGAATGGGTCGACTTCACCTGCCCCCTCACCCGCTGGATTACCTTGAGGTAAAATATTTGGGCTAGGCTTACTCTCTTCAGCTTTGAACAGATATGGATCGCTTTCTTTTAAACCGTTGATTACTTCATCAATCTGAGGTTTCCCGTTGTTGTCTAACTGGATAGCATCAACATCAATGAATTTCATCAATTTGTCTGGATTGAAAGCATTTGTATCTTTCAAAGCTAGATTGATAGCACTAACCTTTTTAGTTTGCGCAAGTTCAGCGGCAGCTTCATTTTTATACTTGTCATATTCAGCTTGCAATTTATCAATCGCATCTTTTTGTTCAGCGCTGATATTCTCAAGTGATTTCAAGTGTTCAACTTGCTCCTCTGCTTTTTGCAACTGTGATTTGAGACTATCTCGCTCTTGTGTGATAGTTTCTAAGGCTGATTTATCCTCATTCAGCTCTTTTCCTCGCAAAGCAAAGACTGACTTAGCCTGTTCTTCTGTCAACCCAAGATTGAGTAGTTCTTCAGTTGTAAATGCCATTTGTACCCTCCTAGTTCTTTTTTAGGCGGACAACTCCCGCCTCAAGCAAAATATTATTTACTCTCTCAATATACCTTTGATAAGTAGGGATTTTTTACGGTTTTAAACACAAAAAAAGGACTTGTGAAACACAAATCCTTTATGAAACATATAATTTCTCTCGTCTATAATCTCTTGTTAAGAAATCATGCTGATTTATCAAGTTACGAATCTTAGTTTGATACTCTCTAACTTTCAAGCGCTCAGCTTTTATCATCTTATCATCTTGCAAGGTATGAGCATAATGCAACCGCTCCTTATGTGTCTTGATAAGTCTCTCAAGCCCTCTTTGACTTGCTTCAATGCGTGCATTTTCTTCAGCTTGTTCTGGTGTTAGATTCTTCAGATAGTCTGGTAAGTTCGGTAACTCATGAACTCCAACAATAAACGGTGTCAGATAATGACCACAATGGATTCCTAAACATCCTGCTGCTGTTCCGTACCCATAGTCCAATAATGAATAGATAGTTATCCCATCTATCTCCCTGCTAGCCCCCTTAGTAACTATCTGCCCTTGTAATGGGCTGCAAGCAGGTCTAGCCATTGCTTTCATCGAGTAGTAAAAAGTATCTATTCCTAACTCCTCGGCTGGTCTAGTACGCATTTCGTTGTAAACTTTGTATGTTGTACTCTTGATAATAGCCCTCGCATAGCTATCAGCTCTCCAATGCCTGCCGCCTTTATCGACAAAGCCCGTAAAAGCGTTCTTGTGCCATTTCATAATCGTATCATGCAAAGCAACATCGCTTGTTTTAGTTCCGGCCACTACCTGAGCGACTGTCTCCTCCACAATAGATTTATAAGCGACTTGCAAGCTCTTAGGCAAAGTTGTATTGATAAGATTTAAATCACTAACTGCTTGCCTAGAATAAGCCTCTAAACTGTCTGTTACGGCATTTGAAATCTGTATAGTAGGGTTTCTATTTAAATCTTCTTCAAGTTGTTGTCTAGTGTCTGTATAGACTTTCAGACCCTCATTCTCAATTACATCACGCAACAATCTTTCAGCAATTCCTGTACGCTCTGAAATAAGCTTTAGATTCTGTTCATTGAGCATGTGCATATCATTTAGTTTCTCTAACTGCCAGATATAAGGGTTTCTCATTAAATCAATAGAACCACGCTCTTTTAAACGTTTGATCATACGGTCAAAGAGTTCAATTTGCATTTTAGCGTATATATCAGTCACGCCTTGCATTTGCAAAGAGAATTGTTGATCGTTAATAGTTAATTTTTTTGATTGCTGCTGATAATTCTTCATTTTTACTCTCCATACCAGCTATTAGTCCTTTTTTGATACTTTCTGAGCATATTTCGTGAGCTTTAATATTCTGGTGTTTTACTGCTCTAAAAAAAGTAGGTACATATCTTTTAAACATTCTCCTCTGCCTCCTCGTTTTGGTCATGCATGCCATAAATAGCAAGTTCAGCATCATTCATAGGCGGTAACTCACTATTGATGGCATTGAGTTCTTTTTCTGCCTCTGATTCAGAAAGACTCAATGTTTTCATAATTGCTCGTTTCTTCGTTGAAAAGCCTGCTGCTACCATTTTAGACCAATAATCAAGCTCGGCATGACGGTCTGTGAATACTCCATCATCTAAGTTTACAGAAATATCATCAAGCTCTGGGATTTCTCCACTATAAATCCCAACTGCCTTACCTAGCTCGCACATAGAGACACAAAGCTCTTTCAGTGACTGCTCTACTAAGCTGACAATGCTGTTTCTCATCTGGTATGTGTCTGAGTTCTCGCTGACAACCTCAGTAGCTGTCTTCAAGCTCTTACCGTCAAACGTAAAGGTTCCAGAAGATACTCCTATCTGCATTTCAAAAATCGCCAGAATCTTATTGATTGCCTTGATGTAGTCATCTGAGCGGATAGGTGTTGTAAGGTCTGTAACACCTCCAGCATCCATGCTAGAACCGCCAATCTGCATATAAACATTCTGCTCAACATCAAAACGTGGTTTAAAATCTATTGTTCCATCCGACCGTTGATGTTGTCTTTGTGTCAAATGCTCTGGAACAATCACGCGCCTTTGCCCCATTTTGATTTCCCACATGAACTCATCATAGGTCGTGTTAAGAAAGTCTATTGTAGTCTTTGCGTTATCAACGATAGACAAGCCAAGAGGGCTGTTGATGTCCTTGTTGTTCATGTCAGGAGTTCTTAGATAAGTAAATAGCGGTCTTGATAGGTTTTCAAAAACTGTTACAGGTTCTAAATTTTTGTACTTATCTAGTTCACTCAAGTTCACACGTCGGCCTAACACATCGTTCATATCTGATCTGTATAGCTCATTTGTAATACGATAATACTTCTTATCATTTGTACTACTTGTTTTTTGTCCGTCTGCTGTTACCCACTCGTGGAATTCAACAAGGGTATAATAAACATTCTTACGCCCCTCAGATTTGATAGTCTTAGTAAGTATTGCAGCACTAGAAACGTCTTGTGTGTTGCTTTCTAGTGGAAAGAATACAGGAGCTTGAATAAATGCCACACGGATCTTATCGCCATCAACGTAAGGCCGCATAGCTAGGCCACCAAGTGCCAGCGCACTCTCTAAATACCTCTCAAAGTTTTTGTTAAATCTGTCATTTACCAGCATATTATCTAAAAACTTGCTCAAAGTTTCATTTTTGGTTGTGATAGTCGCTCGTTCGTTATACACCAAGCTAGCAATCTTCTTAGATGCTGTTTTTGCAATTGGCAAGTGATTCATTGGGCGAGATTGGATATCGCCATCAGTGTTCTTGTACTGAACATCATCCCATTTTGATTGATAATAGACTAGATTTCTCTTAATCCGGTCATATTCCTCTTGAGTCACTGCGATTTTTGGATGTTCCAAAATACTATTAAGGTTTGATGTCTGCATGTAATACCTCCCTCGACTAAAAAAGTCTTTTACTTTTTGAAATAGGCTCATGATTGCCCTCCTCTATACGTTACCAACACGCAAACCTAACAATTTCGCATTGTCTAAGACAAAATATTGTGAGGTATCGCATGTATGGTCATCTTCTTTGATAACGCTAGGATTGTCAGATTTGATAGTCTTTTCATCCCAACGATACATCTTGTGTTCTTCAATAAATATCTTGTTGTTTTCGGTGTTGAGATAGTAAAAGCGACCTTGAGCAAGCAAAGATTGAAAACTGTCAATCATAGTCACTTTTCTAAGCTTAGCCACTGGATGCCATTTCAAACCAAAGTCAAGAAACATCTGGTTTCTCAAAGCTCCCTCGGCGCTATCTATCGTATACTGTAAGGCTTGTACTCTGTACTTCTCAATAACTGAGCGTATATAAGTATATATCTCTTTGGATAGCTGACTAGGTGCTTTCTTGACCACTTGGCCAGCAGGTGAGTAGTACCAGGTATCAAGTAAGATTACTTTTCCTTTAGCTGTTATCCCAAAAGCACAACAAGCCGTTGCTGATTGTTGATGTCCACCGTCAAGCGCAAAGGATATCCCTATCAGCTTATCGTCACTTGGCAAGACGTCAATAGCATGAAACATACTCATGTTATACACGTTATTGCCTAACCCAACTGCCTCACCTAGATATAGATATCTGTAATAGTCGTAATCATTTTCTTTGATGCGCTCTATATCTTCTAGCATCTGCTCAGTAACAAAACCTAATTCATCATCAAGATAAGTGCTTGAATGAGCTAGATAATTCTTATTTGTCTTGATGCTCTCAAACCATTCATTGATCCAACTATACGGATTTCTAGGTGGGTTATAACTCCAAAAAAATTGTACAAACTTGGCGCGTGGATGTTTCTGCCTCATGAATGTTACGTTTGACTGGTCAAAATCCTCTTGATTACTAAATTCAGCAGCCTCCTCATACCAAACAGCTATGATATTCCCGATGTCATTTGACTTAAGCTTTTGAAAGTCATCTTGTCCGTAAAAGTAAAATGTTGAGCCTGTCTTTTTGTGTATGATTTGAAACGGGCTTACTGTTTTTTTAAATTTGTTACCCATACCAAACAAGTTCAAAGCCCAAAAAACCTTATTAAAAACACTATCTCGAATTGTATTGGCCACCTTACGAATAACAACTATATTGGCTGTTTCTCCAATTCTTATATACCTCAGCATCATATAGACCAACTTCAGCACAATAACAGACGATTTAAAAGAGTTCCGGCCACCTTTTAGCACATTGTAAGGCAAGCTAGATGTCCATACAGATTTAAAATGGGGGTTGATATTCTTCTGAACATTAAAGGTCATCTGTTGCCCCCCTCACCTCTTCAGCCCATGCATCCACAATCTCAATTGTTTCATTTGAACCTTTCTCGGCTTCAGCACGCTCTCTGTTTTCATGCTTGAGCGCTTTAATACGCTCTTTCTGTTCTTGTATATCGTATTTATCTTTAGTATTGGTCAGCTTGATTATGTTCTCAGTCGCCTTTTGATTGCCCTTTACAGCTTGCTGAAAGGTTGCAAAGGCCAGCAAAGCCTCATTGTTGCCAGCCATGCCCATCTCTTCAAGTTGTTTCTTGATTTTACTATCCGTCACATCCAAAGATAAGAGGGTTTCAAATGCTTTTTTTAGATCAGCTTTTTTTCTTCTTGCTATGCCAGATGCTTTACCTCCTTTTCTTTGGAGTTCTTTCTGTTCCTCCAAACTTCGTTTGTTCATAGGAGTTAAATTTTTAGTTCCATCTCTAGGCAATTTCCACTCTCCTTTCAAACAAAAAAATCACAAGTATTTTATACTTATGATTTCATTGTATATGGTAAAAAAGGGGATGTTTTACGCTATTCCTAATAACTTTTCGATTTTGTTTAGCAAGTCTCTATATTTTGAGTTGTCATTTTCGTTATTGACAAGATATTCGTTTGCAACGATGTTTAATGACTGATATAATCCACCCATAATTCCAGATTGTTCATCAGTCAGCTCGTTCTGCTTAGAGTATTTATCATAATACATCTTGCAGTTTTCATATATACGTTCATTCAACTTATTATAAAGATTAATCATTTTCTGTTCCTCCTATCTATTATCTTATTTATATTCCCTTTAAAGGCTCTTATCTCTGCTTCCCAGTGATTTATATATTCTGTATCTCTGCCCGTTTTCTTAGCCATCTCTATTTTATCATAATGTTTGTTTATTTGCTTTTGATAACTAGCAATAGCTTTTCGTTTGTTTTTAGGTACACCAGACAAGTTTAATTTCGCTCCTCTACCACCCATTGTTTATCTCCCATTTTGTCGTTTCCATTCACTAAATGAAATTAGGTAATCTTCTTTTCCTACTGAGGCTCTATGATTTACTAGTTTCCCATGTCTATTTAACGTTCCTGTCCCCATCAAAGGCCATGAATTTTTTCTTCTTTCTACTTCTGCTCGCCAGTCTTTTATATCTTTTTGATTTTTCTTGTCTATTTTACGAGTCTGAGTCTTATTCAACTCTTTGACGAGAGTTCCATTTTTTCTAGCATTTTCCAAAGCCTTTGAAAACGATGCCCCTTTATGGTGTTTCGGAAGCTCGTAACCATCCCATGTTGCTATACCATCTTTTCCTATTCGTTGGTATTGACGAATAGACCCATCTGCCATTTTTACCGCAATTCTATCAACCTTATTACTTCCGCTTTTTGCTCCTCTACCGCCCATTTTAAAACCTCTTTCAATTAATATTTGTACCAATCCCATTCATTAGAATTAACTACTCTTGATAACTTCACATTATGACCTTTAGCATATTCACCTATAATTTTACCAATATCACTTTTTGATTTTTTATCTAGGTTCTTATACCCCTTTTGGTTCGCCCATTTTGCTATAACATATTCCTCTCCATGAGCCAATATACCATTAGTTAAACTTCCATTTTTTTGAAACATTGTAGCAAATGACTTAGCCCCTCTAGGAGTGTTTTCTTTTCTATAAGCATGACTGCTAAAGTTTTTAATTTCTTTTGCTCTATCAAAAGAGTTTTTACTATTGTTTTTGGGGGTTGATTTTGTTTCCTCACGTTTCAAATAACCAGCCTCAATGAGTTTTTTTCGCTCGGCTCTTGTTATTCCGCTTGAGCTATTATGAATCTTCTTTTTATGGTTTTCATACTTTGCTATGATTGATTTAACACTTGCTCCTCTACCGCCCATTGTTTTTCATCCTTTCCGTGGTTGCGTTTTCAAAATAGACAACCTCTATATCTTTATAATCGTATTCCAATTTTCCTCCATATACTACAATTCTTTTGGGGTTGAGGCGATTTATCATTTCTGTTACACCCTTTTCCCAAATTTTCAACTGCTCTTTGTTTTGCTTAACGCCTATTGTGCTGATTGCTAGCGTTGCATTTTTAGGCAAACCATCAAAACAAAAAGCAAAACTTTCCTCAGTTGACCAAGATACTGTGGGGATAACTGTCATCCCGTAATCTTGCATAATTTGACCAATTAAGCGTGACCTGTAAATATTCCATACCTGCATAGCAATAGGCATATCAAGATATAAACTAAAATCTGGAGTTAAAGCACAATCAAATTCAAGCAATTTCTCAATATAAAAATCCGGCCTTTGCCAAATGCGTTCAAACTGATAGTCATCAAGGAAAAAATGCACGCATGAACTATATTCTGGCTTGTTCAAAACATAGTTAAAGCCTTGGAATTGGTTGGGTATATGATCCACACCCTCAAGTATAGGCATGTTATAAAGTCCCTCTACTCTGTTTTCATCATAATGAAAGAGATTGTACTGATTTATGGTTGTGTCTCTGTGGAAGTCCTCTGCATCTTCTTCCTCAATGTCAGATTCCTCTTGTTCTTGAACTGTACCAAAATCTAAACCTGTTACGGATAAGTCAAATCCAAATTGACTCATATCTATTGTTTCAAACTCACCTAGTTCAACATTCAAAAGCTCCGCATCCCATGTTGAATACTCAGCAACTCGATTATCTGCTAGTCTATAAGCCTTTATCTGCTCGTCTGTCAGGTTTACAGCATGAGCGACAGGTATTGTGTCTATACCTAAAGAAAGAGCTGCTTTGAGCCTAGTATGTCCTGTAATGATGACATTATTATCATCTACTAAGATAGGTTGCTGAAAACCAAAAGCTTTTATGGATGCAGCAACTTTTTCTGTTGCCTTGCCGTCATTATGCCTAGCGTTTTTGTGATATGGTTTAACGGATTTTATATCCACATACTCGATTTGTAAGTTGTCCATATCTCTCCTTTCAAAAAAAGCTTATATATCTTGATTATAGATACATAAGCTTTGGCTTTTTTACGGTTCTTTATCTAATATGGCGTTTTCTAGTAATTCAGTGTAAGTCGCACGAAAATAATCGTTAAACCACGCATTAAGTAATACATAGGCTTGGGTTGGGCTATAAAATAGTATTTTTTGGCAAGCGCCAATAACATTCATGTTTTCGTAAACATAAACCTCTTTTATTGCCCGCAAATATTTAGGATCAGACCCATCTATAAAATCTTCAGTTGATTTTTTTAAGTTGCTTAAAAACTTAGCTTCAAGTCTATCATTTTTGATATGAGAAACTATAATCTTTTGCTCCAAAATGGTTCTCTTTGGATTTTTCTTATCTCTCAAAAAATACCACTTTAGCCAATTGATTTCCCTGCGATGGATAACTGACAAGCGCTCTATTTTTTTCTTCGTCATTCATTTCAATCCTCTCAAAGCGCCCATCTATTTTTGGACTTATTTCTTTTGAATACAGGATTCTTCTTTTCTTTTTTCTTCTGCTTATGATATTCACTGTCTTTATTAAAGATAATATCTTCATCTTCAATCAGTTCAGGAATGAAGTGTTTATCTGCAATCATCACTCTACCTCCTGTACTTTCCAACCAAGAATATCTGCGACCTTTTGGGCTTCTTCCTTTGTATCAAATTTCTTGACATACTCCATTGTGCCAGGTTGTTCATCTAATAGTATGACAATTTCAATATCTTCTTGATAGTTTTTAAAATACAAATGATTGCCATCTGTCACTACATACTTTGTTCCCTTAATATCATAGCCGTCAAGCCAAGCGCGAGCGAATGTTTCTTGATTGCTCGTCTTTTTAATCCATAATATTAAATCGAAACTTTGGTTGTTTTCTTTCATAAAGTTTGGATTCATAGCAGTATATAGACTAGTTGTCAAATGTTCTTTACAAACCTCAATCCAATCCGCCACAAACTGCGGGATTTTGACTTTCTCACGTTCAACAATTCCCTCAAGTTTTCCTTGCTCGTAGCCCTCTCGCCATTTTGCATGACTGAAATCCTGCTTAAATTCATTCATGATAAATCTTAGCCAAACTTCACGATCATGCAATGGCAATTCTCGTAATCTTGCTAGTATATTCTTGACATAACGAGGGGCTTCGTCTGCGCGACCTGCTTCGGGTTCGTCGATGATGTTATTTTTTGTATAAATATTGCAATTTGGTACATTGAGAGTTTGTCCATATTCCAATCTAACTACATTCTCAACGCACTTGTTCTCATCCACATCAAAACCGACTATTTTCCCTTTCAAGAGAACTTTATCCCCTATAAAAAAGTTAAAGCGTGGTGTTTCAATTAGATCTTTATTCATTTTCCACCTCTTCTATATCAAACGCTAATCTATAATGCCCTTTTTCCTCACTTAATCCACCATAAACAAAGGATAATTTTTTGATAACCTTATGATTATCGTCTGTCCAAATACCTGCATCAGTCATGCCATCAATGATAGCCTTGACTGTTGGATACAAGTTAGGCGGATCTAATTTAGATTTAGTAGGGCTGTAAATTGTAACTGTAACCTCACAAGGGTTAGAGGGGCTAAAAGCAGCCCTCCCTTTATCCTTGTTCATCGATGTATGCCAATAAGCAAAAGCTCTGATGCGCTTAGTAACTTTAGCTTTATCTGTTTGATGTTGCCTGTCGTTACTATTGATAACCATATTTAGAGATTTTAACTTAGTATTTCGAGGCAAAGAAAACTCAAATTTCATTTTGATTACCTTAAAACTCAATGTTTTCAATTTCTGCACGCTGTTCAAGGATCTTGAGATATGCACACATTGTATAATGTTGAGTTTCAAGTAACTCAATAGGACATTTTAGTTTAAAATCAAGCGTTCCTACGTAATAGTTACTAATCATCAAACTTAACTTGTTAGCGCGCTCTTTTAATTGTTTGTACTCATCGATCATCCGTTGTTTGTAATCACTCATTTTAATTTCCTCATTTCTTCAAATAGCCTGGGGCATCATCGCCCGCATCGATACTCTCATACTGTTCTTTCGTAACAAGAAACTTGCCATAAGCTCCAATTGTGACCGTATAATGCCCATCAACAATGGCTTTATCTGTTACTGTTCCGATAAGCTCACCACCAGCATTGTCAACTTGATAAATAATGACTGGTTTTCTTTTTTTCAATTCATCCACTTGTTGCTCCAGCTTTACCACCTGCGGTTTATAGTGATTTTTAGAGATTATCAAACCTAGATTTAGCATTGATAGCGACAATGATGCAAGTGCAAAAAATAGACCAACTCGATTTTTATTTTTCATGTCATGTCTCCAAAATCTTTATCACTGTGTAAATCAAAGCAATAGCATAAGCATCAAAGATAAACCAAACCACCTTGTCCGCTTTTCCTTTTTTGTAGGTTTTGTGCCCAGCAACGAAAATCAGAATAGCAAGGAGTAAGCAAGCACTGATAACCATCAATTTCAGAAACAATACCATCTAATTACCGCCTAACTCTTCAACCACTTTACTTACAGCTGCTAAAATCTGTTCTTTGACTTTGGTGTCCTTGATGTCATCAAGCCCCTCAACGTTCCCAGTTTCTACATTGATAGCGATTGTTCCAACCAAAGAGCTATCCTCCTCATTTCCGTCAGTTTCTTCAAGCACTTCTTTAGCACTTTTACCATCCAGGATGTCCAACAAATCATGGCTAACACTATGCATAGTTTTAGCTGCTTTGAATCCTTCACTATCTTCTGTCAAAAGATAGTAGAGCATTGCCTTTTTACCAGCATCATGTAATGCCTCAGCGAACTCTTTCAAGTTCTCTACGATAGTTTCAGCTGATACTGCATTTTTAGTTTCTTTAGTCATTGTTTTTTCCTCTCTTATGCTAATACTGTGATATGTTTTTGATCTGCTAGTTGCTCTTTTAGATAGGCTGCAATATTTCCTACTGCATCGGCTACCCAACGCTTACCATCTGCCTCAAATAAAGCCATATTGGCTTGCTTATCAATCCTAAAGACAAATAGGCTTGCTGGTTGTTCAACCTCGCTAAATGTACGATATGGGCGCAATGTAACTGGATTAGGTGCTTTACCTTTCGCAAGACTTGCCACACCTGTTTTAACTGTTGCTACTTGAGATACTCCATTATCTTCAATTTCAGCCCCATTCTCAATTTTCAATGCGCTAGCAAATTCTAGCAATGTGCCACGATCGTTATCGTCAATAAAGTTTGATTGCAACATGATATTGAACTGTTCTGGCGGTAGGAAACGGCCAAAAGATAGCTCTGGGATGCGTGCTTTAACATCAATAAGCAATGTGCGATGTTCAAGCTCATCATTTTCAGACCACACGCAAACCTCATCATTTTTCTCAACTGCTACAATCAAGCGTTGGTTTTTCAAATCGTTGAGGTCAGTTTTGAGATAGTCAACAAGGCTTGTCAAGGTTGATAGCTCCAAAGTTTTAGGATAGCGTTTAGGGTCAAGTTCTTTGAGATTGAATTTGTTGGCATCATAATACTCTGTGCCATCTGCAGCGGTTAAAATTTCTAAGCCAAGCCCTTTTAGTTCTACTGCGTATTCCAATGCTGCTTTAAGATTTTCTGTTGTCATATTAGTTACCTACTTTCTTTTTGTTGAAATCAATAATATCTGGTTTTGTTTCTGTCTGTTGTTCAATTTCTGCCACTGGTTGCCCAATATCCGTCAGAATTTCTCCGTTTTCATCAAAGTACATTTGACCAGGTACTGTACTTTTCAGCTCGTTAGCATGCACTTGTCCTGTATCAAAATCACGCCCAACAAGAATTGTTGTAGCTACCGCGTTTTGAGGTGCAAGTTTTGATTTTACCTCCATGGTAGTATCAACCACTGTACGCTCTTCATTAGCTGACATCGTAAGCGTGATAGTCACTTTTCGTTTTGCTTTCGCATCGGTATTAAGGTCAAGGATGTTATCAAAGACTTTTTCAAGCTCTTTGTCTAGTTTCTCCTGTAATCCTCCATCGGCAATGTGGGTTAAGTCTAACCCAATAAGTTTTTTATCCATATTGTCCTCCTGTTTTAAATTAAGCTAATTTGAAATGACGATAGCATTTTCTCCTGTGCAGCCTTATAAAAATCTTTCTTGATTTCAAATCCATAAGCTGACCTATTCATCTCAATAGCAGCCCTTAAAGTTGAATCAGAACCTGCTACGGGATCAATGACAACATCGCCCTCATCTGTAAAAATTTCAATCAATCGTTTCAAAACTGGTATTGGCTTTTGCGTGGGGTGAATAACAGGGTAAGAGCTGTCTTTTTCCCAAGGAGCATGATTAAGTATCATTGCCCCCCCATTGTTAAATTTAGGTAGCTTATCACGATATAAAACCGTTGCCTCTTCAACTGCACCAACAATTTTCATGTTGGCCTTTAGCACTTGTGGGCTTGATTTCTTTGTAAAATAGAGCGGATAAGCATTATTAAATCCATGCTTTTTACCACATTCTATAATCATATCCCTCTGTTGCCAGGCATGAAAGACAATCATAGCAGGCGCTTTCCCTTTTTCTTTTGGCTCTTTTTTAAGCAAACGGCTGCAAAAGTCAAAGAAATTATTGATTTTGAAATCATTATCTGTATCAAAAAATGATTTTCCTGCCAATCTGCTCTCTCCGTTTTTGTTATCGCCGTCTTTGTACCATCTAGGATCAGAGGCATACGCATTATTTCCTAAATTGTAAGGAATATCAGCAATGATAAGTTGCGCCCTCGGTATGTTGTATCGCTTAGCATTTTCAAAGTGGTCATTGATAAGTTCAAATTTCATCACAAACTCCCCACTTCAAAAGTTTTTGTAACTGCTTTAAGCGATCTTGACTATCTAACAACTCCAGATAGGTTTTTTGGCTGATCAATACATATCCTGTCAGGTCATGACCTAGTAAAGTATCATCAACAAATAGCTCCATTTGCTCGGTTGAGGTGTCAAAGTGAGACTCTGCATCAGTGTCCTTTTTCTTTTTGGTAAAGGTATTAGCAATAACCTCAATTTCTGACTCATTGCTTAAAAATGATGATACTTGAGTATTTAGGGCATCGGCAAATGCCTCGATTTCTTCAATCGTTGGCGTTGTAACATTTCTCTCAATGTCACTTACTCGATTTTGACTGATACCGACCATAGGGGCAAGATCATACTGAGTAAGCTCTGCCCCTTTACGGATAGCACGCATTTTAGCGCCATCAAATACTTTCATCTAAACGCCTCCCCACCATCTGAGTACCATCTATTTTTAAGTACATGACGTGCAATCTCGCATTGCACTTGTGGTTTCTGATAATAATCCACTTTTTCTTTATGCTTTTTGATAGCTTGCATAGTGTGAATTGTAACAATCGCTGCCCATGTGATAGACATCAAAGTTGTAAGTACCATAACGATTTCAATTTTTGTCATTTTTTTCTGTTTCCTTTTCAAATTGGTTTAGTACTGTCTGAAATATATCCAAAAGTAACTTTTGAGGTATATTAGACCGTTCATTATACGATTTTGTAAAGTTGCTTAAAGTTGTCTTCGCAGGTTTAATATTATCCTTTAAACCAAGATAAATATTTCCTGCAAATTTTGTAGGTTTCTGCAACGGATAATCGTAATTGTTATATCTAGTAAGATTGAAATATGGTATTGAAAAACCTAAAATATTCTGAATATACTCCCAGATTTTGCTAGTCGCTGGATTTTCTATAATCCAGTACTGAGGTTCATACTTTTTAATAATCTGAATAGTATTAAATATTGTAAGCTCTCCATTTATACGCTTTACATACAATTTCTCAAAATCGTAATTGTGATAAGCGTCTATAAAATCCTGTTTTGATCTAACAGTAAATGGGCTTGGTGTTTTTGTGGTATAAACAAGCTGTCAGATAAATCTTCACGCTTCCAGTACGCTGTGCCATTTGCCATAGCACAAGCCCTTGACCAACTTTCACAAGGTGGACTTGCTATGATTAAATCTGGATGCGGTAGCTTGTCAAGTGTATCAAATAGCTTATTATCACCAAATAGCCGTGAGTAATCAGCAAGGTTTAGAGGGATAAAATGATTGTTCTTGTTTTCAATATCGATCCCAATCGGATATACTTCAATATTCACCCTCCCCGAACTATTAAGCGTGTTGATAGCTTTAGTATATGAGCCGTTACCACTATCAAACAACGCCCATACTATCATTTTCTGCACCATATCACCCTCTCATCTTATTTCTGATGGTGAAAGAGTGTTTAGGTGGTGCATCCTCAAAGGCATCTTGAAACTCTTGATTGATTTTGCGGATATTGAAAGGCTCGACGGCATGGAAATAATAACCATATTCATCAATTTCCCCCTCGATACCAGTTGCCCACGACAAGAAAACAGCTTGTTTACACGATGGGCAAGTAATAGCCTTGCGATGCGCTCCTACCTTAACCACTTTACAGTGTCCACAAAATGGGCATTGTAAGTCGACTTTAACTTTGATAAATTCCATTCAGCACCTCTTTCTAAAACGGCAAATCATCATCACTGATATCCAATGGGTTTGTCGGTCTGCCAAATGGATTGTTATCACGGGTGAAATCAGGAACTGGATTTGTTGTGTTCCCCTCAAAGAAACTACCTTGTTGCCCGTAACTATTTCCATTTTGGAAAGAACTGCCCTGGTTACTGTAACTCTGTTGCTGATAACCGCCATGATGATCTTGATGGCCTTGATTATTTTGCTGACTGTTACGACTTTCTAGCAATTGGAAATTACTAGCAACAACCTCTGTAACATAAACACGTTGGCCTTGCTGATTATCATAGCTACGTGTTTGAATCACTCCTGTGATACCAATAAGAGAGCCTTTTTTAGCCCAATTAGCAAGATTTTCAGCTGACTGTCTCCAGATAACACAATTGATAAAATCAGCCTCACGTTCTCCAGCCTCGTTCTTAAATGGACGATTTACAGCAAGAGTAAATGTTGCAACCGCAATATTAGATTGCGTGTATCTCAGTTCGGCATCTCTTGTAAGTCGCCCTACTAAAACAACGTTATTTATCATTTTGCACCTCCTCTACTTCTGATACCTTGATTTCATTTGAACCAAACTTTAATAAGTCGGTGTATCGTTTCACAAACTCAATAGCGGCCATAAATGAATTTTCTGCATTGATTTCTGACCCCAAATCAAGATCTGCAATTTTACCGCTGACATAAAAACATCTCATAGGTCTGACTCCTTAACAAACACACCATCTACCATCTTTCCTTGACGGTCTTTGATTTCATTCCATGCCAATTCAAGACACTCTGTCAAAGTCAAGTCAAATTTCTTAGCAACAAACATCAGATAAATAGCAATATTACGGCTACTTAACTGAATTTGAGTGCGTGCGTTAATGCGATTTGTATTAGTTGAAACATCAACCAAACCACGCGCAATCAACCCAATTTCATTAGCAATGTGCAAGTACAGTAACTCTACTGACCACTGATCTACATAATGAAAGTTATGCTGTCCGTTCTCATCTGGATTGAGAGACAAATGGATTTTAGAAAAGTTCATCTGTTGAGCTAGGATAGTCAAGACAACCATCATATCTCCAACACTGTCAGCTATCTTTTCCTTATCCTTTCGTACTGTAGCACCATTGAGCTCCCCCCACTCTTCATTGAGTTTGAGCATTTGAGATAATGGGCTTGCTTTGTCAAGCTCCTTAGCCGTTGACCAACCTTTTACATTTTCAATCAGTTCATTAAATTTCATTGTGCATACCTCCTGCTGCAATATTCACGTTCTAAGCTATCTAGCCCCACTTTTAAATATTCGATAGAGTAACTAGCAAGGCTTTTCTTTTCAATTTGTGTGAGAGACCTGTTAGCCTCCTCAAATTCTAAAATAAGTTGATACTTTCTAAATTCCACCTAACCCTCCAAAGTTTCAAAACTGATAAAGTTATCCTCAAGCCATTCTTTCAACTGATCAAGCTGAGATTTCCCACCATGCAAAGTCAAACGCAAGTCAATTGTTAAAGGCTCGCTAGGCTCAAATTTTGGCATTTCTCGCACGTTGTTTTGTGGTTCTGGTGTAATTGTGCCCTGTTCCAAAATCTCGCCTGTTTCGGCATCATAGGCCTTTATATTCGCATTAGCATTTTCCTTGGCCAATTGAGCAATTTCTGCAAGTCGTTCAGCTTCTGCTTTTTCTTGAGCCTCTTTCTGCTCTTTGCGTGCAATCTCAGCATCACGATCAGTTTTCATCATCTTGAAAATATCAACAAGACTCTTACCATCTTCAAGATGTCTGATATAGCTGTCAGCTGGCAAATCGTACTCTTGAGCTAGCTCTTGGATAGCTTGCTTGTTGGCCTTGTATTCTTCCAGCGCATCAAATTCTGAAAGCACCAAGGCATCCATTTCATCAAGTGTTGTCTTTTTCAGCTCATACTTGCCTGTTTTAAAATGTTTCTTGAGGCTGTACTCATCGTATTTGTCGGCAAATGTGGTTTTTTCAATTCCTGCGACCATACACTTATCCTCAAAGGTAGCTCGGACAACATCCACGCGCATCAATCGTTCATGTTCATCAATCGCATTAAGTCCTGCTGTGATGTTTGAGATAACATTATCCAATGGCTCAACTGTTTTCTTGTACCACTTCTCAAACTCCTTGTAAGGATTATTAATGTTGTTTTTGATTTCCTTACGCCGAGTTTCCAACGCCTCTTTTAATTTATTAAGGCGTGTACGCTCATCATAATCAACCTTGTAAGTGGATGCTGTCACCTCATAATTTGTGTACTGTGCAACGATTGCTGCAAGTTGTTTCTCCACGCTATCATAATCAACATTGATTACTGCAGGTTGGAAATCTACCTTAATTTCTGTCAAGCTATTAGTTACATCTTTTACCATGTCTTTGTTCTCCTAGTCTGTGAAAATTTTGATTTTACTACCTGATGATGAATGTCCAAAACATAAATTGCCATTATCACAAATTAAGGCAAGTTCTGTTTTTGATAAATTAGGGGTATTCTTGTAAATCTCATACAGTGAATTCCCGTAACCACCACCAACTCGACCATATACAACATCAACGGTTTCTTGATCTTGTTCATTCAATTTGTCGTAATTCCATTTGTCCTTGATGATATATTTCTCTTTCAACTCTTTTAGAGCTGAAAGATTAGATTTCTGTTTTTGGCTTTCGTTTTCTGTGAAAGCCCATGGTGAATAAATTTTATTTTCTGTCATGTCTTACACTCCTTGTTTTTCGTATGCTTTTTGAATTTGTTTAGTGAGATATTCCATCACTATGTTATAGCCATCAACTGGCACTTTGTGGAAATCGTCTATTTGGTACTTGCTCAATACAAAATTTGCAACTGTATCAAATGGCGCTCCCTTAATCGTCGCAAACTCTTCAACGTTCTTGATGATTTCTTGATACTGAATGTTGTCAATGTACCTTACTTGTTGTTCTTGGGCTTGCTGGTTATTTGGTTTCTGTTGCTGATTATTCTGCCCTTGTTCTTGGCTTTCTTCTACTGGGTACTCATCAATATCTTTTTCACCAATCGCAAACAACCCCTGCAAGGCATATTTTCGAGCGTATGAGCTGACTGCACCCGTCCATTGCGGATCTTGCATTTGTTTAATCTGTCCTTTTTGGGTATTAAATACTGGAACTGGACTCATTTCAGCATATGCTGTTGATTGATATTTTTCGTTTCTTCCATCATTAAAAGCTACGGCTGTTGCTTTTACAAAGATTTTGCCGACAAGTTCTATAAGTTCATCAGTCACGATTACAGACCAATCGCTTTTTAGCTCTTTGAAAGTTGTATAGATGTCCTCGGCATTTCTAAATGCGTACTTTACATCTTTTGATTTCTTTTTTTCTAGTTGCATTTTTTGTTGCAACTCTGGGAAAGTTAAATCTGCCATGTTTTATCCCCTTTTCTATCATTTGGGCGCTGGTAAGGCTAGCAATTCAGAACGCAAACCCTCTGGTCGTTGCTTGTCATAAGTAAATGATCTGTCACACTTTTTGAGATTTTCTCTCGCAATGTTATTGAATTGACTCAATCCCTTTTGATAGGCATTTACAAACAACTCATCATGCTCCTTCTGTTTGCGTTTTCTTGTTCGCTCACGTTCTTCTTGAGCAGCAACTAGAACCATGAACACAAACATCATTACCAAAATAGTCCCTAATCCTAAAAGCTGACTAGTTAGACTTGGTTCGTTCATTTTTTTGTCCTTTCATTTTTTCGCTTTTTACAATTTCTTTTTTCCAATCTCGACTGCCTCTGTATTGCAGGTAGGCATCAAATCCTTTGATTGTGACAAGCTGGCCATCATTTCTGAGGTGCTTTTGTTGACTAGGCAATTTTTTCATTTCTCGCCTCATATCTCCCGCTTGCCGTTTTGAACATCCAAAGATGTGTGCTAGTTCTTCATCGTTTGCAGAAATCTTCTCGATGATCACATCTTTAATTCTCACGATTTGAACTGTTTCCATTTTTCCCCTTTCATGCTATAATTAAGTTAGATTTTTTTAGAAAGTGTCTGAGTTTCTCAGATACTTTTTTGTGTACTCTCTTTTATTTATTAAGAGTAGTAGTACTTATTGTTAGTTAGTATTTATTGTTATTTAATACTTGTTGTTATTTAATACTTGTTAGTGTCTTATTTTACAACGTTGTAAAATACAACTTTGTAAAATACAATGTTGTAAAACGCAACTTTGTATTAATCAATTGTGGATAACTCAGACTTCTTCATAGCTATCGCTTCATCCAGACGTTGCAACATAATTTCAAATTGAAAATCAGTTATTTTTGTATCTGAGAAGAATCTGAAAGTCTGAACTCCTCTCCCTCTGCCGAGGCTTTTTTTGACCATTCGCATATAACCTGCATCGTTTAGCTTTTTTAAATGCCTTAAAACCATTTCTCGACTTACATTGAGACGTTTAGCTATTTCTTCTGGATATACAATCCAATTTTCTTTATTACTGAGAATGACCATCAATATACCGATTGTTGCAGGTTCAAGATTTGGATCTCTCAGAAAATCATTTTTAACTGCTGTATAATCCTCAGTCGCATTTCTGAAAGATTAGTTGAACATTCAAATTTTTAAAATCTGTCATAATTACTCCTTTCTAGTTCTCCTCAAATTTCTCCCATGGCTCAGTAATTCGCAATTTCTTGTTAATGCGAAGTTTCAAGTCATCACTACCTTTACCGTCTTTGAAAAGTTGCGTAATAGCTGATGGGCTAACGCCTACCACGATAGCCAAATCCGTCTGAGACCAGCCTCGTTTTTCTATACGTTCTTTTACAAGCTCAATCCATTTGTGATGCTGTTGACTCATGTTACCTCCTCCTTATTTTTTAATACAGTTAAAGAGTTAGTAAATTATTTTATAAAACGCTTGACAACTTTTATACCTTAGTGTAAAATGAAAGCATAATTAAAAACCTTGATAAAACGTTATATCTATCAATCTTCTTGCTCGCCAAAGCTATTTATTTTTAGATAATTTTTAACTTAGTTTTTTACTAACTCATTAACTTACAAAAACTATTTTACACTTTAGTATTATTTTTGTCAATAGAAAATAACACTTTTTTATAAAATATTTTTTGTCATATCTTAGAAAAGGTACTATGACAATGTTTTCTACACTTGAAAAAATTAAGGAGCTTGCTCAAAAACGAGGAATAAGTCTTCAAAAAGTTGCCGAAGATTTAGGCTATAGTATAAATTACCTCTATACTTTGAAAGAAAAAACTCCTAAATCTGACCGTCTCCAAGAAATCGCCGACTACTTCAACGTGTCTACTGACTATCTGCTCGGTCGCACAGATAACCCAGCAATAGCTGATAAAGAGCAATTCTTTTTTGAGGGCAGAGAGGTAGATGTTGAGGAATTAGCCTCTACAGCTATGCGTTTCAATGGGAAACCGCTAACTGAAGAAGATAAAAAAGCAATTCAAAACATTATAGAAATTTATCTCAGAAAGCAATAATAATCAAAGGTTGGATTGTTTATGACTGAAAAAGAATTTTCTCAAAATCTAGGTATAGATATAGAGATTTTTGAAGATGGTCTATTTCCAGATGAGGCCTTTTATATCCCTACCCTCAAAACAATGTTTTTAAGTGACGCTATTTCGGATGAAAAAAGGGTACAAGTGGCTTTACATGAGATAGGCCATAAAAATCATGCGCCAGATACTTATCATCTCTTTAGGGAGAAATGTGAGCTTGAGGCTAATAGGAATATGATCCATCACCTTATGAAAGCTGAGTTGGATATAGCCGAAGATACTACTACATTTAATTACCTAGTCTTTATGGAAAAATACAACTTAAAAACCATTGCTGATGAAACAATGGTAAAAGAAGAATATTTGGCTTTACTTAATTGAAAAAGGAGTAGGATAAAATGAAAAGGATAGCCTCTATATCTGCTGTATTACTTTGCATACTTTTATTCTCAACCGCTTGTACAAATCAAACACAAAAGTCATCTAGCGAACCGACTACACAATCAGCCTCATCTGATGACATTAGCGTAGAAGAATATTTTGATAAGCTATTGACTAAAGTTGATAAGGTCACAAAAGACAATTACAAGTCAGATGATTATAAAATCTATGATTACAAAACAGTTCTCCGGGAACCAGAAAAGTTCTTCTCTTTAAAAATGAGAATCGACAATCTGGAAATAGTACAAATTTTTAAAGAAGGCAAGTACACGAAAATACTTGCTACACAACCCAGCGGTGATTTCTATATGCTGTTCATGGAGACTGAACGTATAGAAAAAAGATTTTTAGAAAAAGATCACCTAACTGTAAACGGACGTTACTTACTTTCTTACGAATACACTACAAATAGCAATAAAGAGAAAAGCGTACCTTTAATTTATGTTGATGCGTATTTGATGCTGAAGAATTAAAAAAGGAGAGAAAATGAATATAATTGCTATTATCATAATTGTTATTTTTGTTGGAGGTGTCATAGGTGCGGTGATCGATAACCAAAAAAAATCTCCAGAACAGAGAAAACGTGAACTTGAAGAATTTAGAGCAAATCAAGAGAAGAAAAAGCAAGAGAAAAAGCAGAATATCATCACTTGCCCGAATTGTAACTCCAAAGATGTCACTTTCTTACAACAAGATAAAAAGGCCTTCTCTGTTGGAAAGGCCGTTGGTGGAGCTGTTTTGACTGGTGGAGTTGGTGCTTTAGCTGGTTTTGCAGGGAAGAAAGGAAATAAACAGTGGCATTGCAAAAATTGCGGAAATTTCTTTGAAACGAAATAAAAAATCCCCACGCTCAAATTTTGGTCGAGGAGAGCGTGAGGTGTTCAGTATAGTAAAAGGCATTAAAAAGTCCTCTTTACTATACCCATTTTACCAAAAAGTGAGGTTAAAATCAATGTGGATGGAAGAATTGCCAAACGGCAAATATAAATTTTTTGAGAGATACAAAGATCCATATACTGAGAAATTAAAAAAGGTATCAGTCACTATGGAGAAAAAAACACCCCAGGCAAGAAATCAAGCTGCTATCTTACTGCAGGAAAAGATAAATAAAAAACTCAGCACAAAACAAGTAGAAAGCATTACATTTGAAGAAATCTATAACCTTTTTTATAAATCATGGGCACAAACAGTAAAAGCATCTACAAAACACAATTATACTTTTGTTGATGCAACCATGAAAAAAGAAATACCATCTGACACTTTACTAGCTAATATTGATAGACGATATATCCAGAGAAAGATTGAAAATATTATTGATAGCAATGGCTATCATACAGCTTATAGAGTCCGCAGTAGACTCAAAAGCATCTTCAATTATGCAGTTCAATACTCCTATATCGAAAATAACGAGGTTAATTACACGGTTATTCCTAAAAAGCCAGAAACATTAGAAGATATTGAAAAAAAGCGCAACAAGTTTTTGACTATGCAGGAAATAAAAACATTAATAGACGCACTAAACAATCGACCATATCAACAAAAATATGCTGATATGGTAACGGTTCTTGCTCTTACTGGAATGAGATATGGAGAGTTGACAGCATTACAACTCAAAAATATAGACTTTGAAAACAATAAGATTGAAATTACAGGTAATTTTGACTCAATCAACAAAATAAAAACATTACCAAAAACCGCAAAATCCATTAGAACAATACTGGTATCAGATGCAGTTATAAAGGCCATACAACGTCAAGTGATCCGACTCACTGAACGCTATCAGCCGCTAAAAGATGATGATTATATCTTTTGCTTAGAAGTCTGGAATAGCCCAATCACATTATCATCTTTTATTCAAATTATAAAAAAATACGGTGCGAAAGCTGGAATAGAAAAAAATTTATCTAGTCATATTTTTAGACATTCTCACATTTCGTTTTTAGCAGAGTCTGGATTGCCTATCAAATCAATAATGGATCGTGTTGGTCACTCAAATGCAAAAATGACTTTAGAAATATACTCCCACACTACACAAGATATGGAGGGTAAACTCGTAGAAACGTTAGATAGTATTTTTTAA